AATCGTGTCAATTGAAACTCCAGCGTTGTATCCAACTACGTTGGCAACGATTGGGTCAATGTCTACGAATGAAGTACCACGCAACTTGGCTGTGGTAAGTACTGCGTTACCGTACTCAGCAAGTGTCAGGGTAACCTGGCTGTCTGAAAGAGCAACAGTAGATACGTCGCTTGTCTCAGTCAGTGCAGAAGCCTGAATTGCTAGGTCGTTAACAATTGTAAATGCAACTGATGCTCCAGGCATGCTCTGGTGCGTAGGCTGAACGTCAGCTGCAGCGTCAAAGTATAGTTCTGGGCGTAGTGCAAAGTATGCCATGCGGTCATAAGCGGCCTTTGAGAAATCAAGGGTGCTCTGACCTGTATATGCGTCAACCATTGTGGTTAACTCCTTTTCTTTAGGTGTTTAAGTTTTTAGGCTTAGAACGACCCACGAGAAGAATAGACACCCAGTTTCTTACCTGAGTCTCCTTCTACGATTCGCATGACTTCTTCAGGAGTTGACGCTGAGGCAAGTGCTTCTAGGTACATCTGCTGGGGGTCTGGCATAGCGCCAGAGTTCCCAACAGTCGCACCTTGCGTCCTGCGTAGAGCATCTAATTCTGCTTCATTTGAAAAATCTTCAGTAGATTCAGATTGTAGAATTCCATATTCCATAGCGGCTGCTCGGATTGCTTCCTGAGAAGTGTCTCCGTCATACGCCTTGCGGAATAACGAACCAATACCTGAATCTGGAATCCCTGCCTTTGAGAACTGAACTTCACGCTTCTGCGTTTCTAGTTCTGCCTTAAGACCGTCTAATTCCTTACGAGCCTTTTCTGCTTCACGCAACTGCTTCCGAATGTTCGGGTCTAGCGGTTGACGCTCAACTTCAATCTCGTCTTCGTAATCTTCAAATTCTGCCATGCTAATCGCTCCTTGCGGGTACGCACTTTACCAGAGGTTAATAAAGCGGATAATATTTTCAGCATTTGTGTACGCACTTTGGTCATGCCCTCCAAAGCGGGTTAGATAGTTAGCGCACCTACGGCCACATAGGGCCAACCATCTACGTCCATTGTATCATTTTTGACCCTAATGTTACGTTCTTGCACTTCCTAAACCTGTAACTCCCTTGGCAGTTTCCACAAATCCACCACCTTTTTCAAAGGGAGCGGCTGCGGTTTGCTCAGCACGGGCTACCTGGACTTGTTCTGCTAATTGATTAGTCCCTGCATATCCGGCAATTTGAGAACCTATAAGTTGATTAGTGGTTACTGTAGAGCGGCCTGAACCTGGTGCGGCAACCGTAAGTTGAACATCTCTTGCTGCTGTGGCTAGGTCTGAACGGAGTTGAGACATGCTGTAGGCGGCGTACGGGTCAGCGGCTCCACCTGTGCTGGCTGCTGTACCTGCCATCTTAACCATTCCAGCCAACTGTTCTGCTCCAGCTTGATTCATGCCCTTAAGACCTATGCCTTGGGCATAACCCTGGATAGTTGCAGCAGCAATGTTCTTTTCAATGGTAGCCTGTGCCACCTTTGGGTCAAGAAAATAAGCAACGCCTTGTCCTGGAGTAAGCCCGTATTCTTTAGCCAAAAGGTTTTTAACGTTCTGGTCAGCGTTGTTGTAGGCAACGTATCCCTTGTTAATCCTGGACTCAAGTTCTGTAGTGGATACATTGTTCTGAATCAAGTTACCAATTGCTGCCTTAGTTATTGTTCCTTCAGGGAGGCCATAAAGACCTGTAAGGCCTTGCACGGTAGTTACATACTGTTGGTACTGGGCTTCTGTCATGTGCTCTGCACCTGGCCCAAGGCTTGCGTTGCGCTCGGTAAGACCAGGAAAGTTTTGCTTGTATTCAGCAGTACCGCGAACATAATTTAATAAATCTTGTGTGTTAGTCAAATGATCGCCCTGAGCCGTAATCATTTTTTGAATGGTAGGCATTAAATTGCCCATGCCCCATGAGTCAAGATAGTTAAGCATTGTTCCGTAAGCACTAGCCTGGGAACCTGCTGAAGCATTGCTAGTAGCAAGACCGTTAGGCCCCGCTACAACAACAGCCGAAGAAGAACTTTTACCGCCATAAACAATGTCTTTGGTAAGACCACTAAAGTCTCCACCTTGTGATTGCAAAGCAGTGTACAAGTCCATTGCCGCAGTGGTGTAATGTGGCGCACCAACTGCACTAGGAACATTTGCCCAAGACGTTAATTTAGACCAAAGACCAGGGTATTTTGTTGACATGTAATCCATGGCTGTTTTCCATGTAGAACTGTCTGGGGAACCACCTTTTGCGCCTGTAACAATTTGACTGTTAACAAACGCTTTACCTGCCTTGGTGTTTAATTCTGCTTTGGTAAAACCAAATTGGTTAATAAGAACATCCGCATTTGGGATGAACATAGGCAATGCTGAACCTGCTGCTGAATATGTATTAAAACTAATTGGTGGAGGTGTTGTTCCCATTATTGCATCGCTCCTTGCTGTGGTGGTTGAGTAAATGATTCATGTAGTGCTTTAATAACCTGACCAATTTGTTCGTGGGCAGCAGGCGTAGTATCCCATCCAAATCCAGGGTGGGACTTAATGTGTTGTTTCCATTGGTCTAGGCTCATAAGAGTAGGCCGTCCTGTTTTTTCATCTATCCTGCCAGCCAAAGCAGCAGCCGATTTAGGGTCAGCAATAAAGTCAGGCTCAAAACTTTCTCCAAGCATTTGCTTAGCCACCTGGCGGTACGGATCAAGAAGGTGGGCCGTAGGTATACCAGCAGCAATCTGTGGCGCTAGAGAGGGATATAGGCCCTGTGCAGTGGTCTTTACGTGCTCCTCGAAAGCCTTAGCCTTTTCAGGTGTAGCATCTTTGGCTATTGCCTGAAGTGCTCCTTCTGACATTGGCACGGCGTATAGTTGCGCCATGTTAGCCATGTCATTCATTGTCGGTACTTTTTCTACTTGGGGGGTTTTTTCTGGCATTTTATTCCTTACTTGTTAGGCATTGCCTGTAGAACTGATTTAATAAAATATGATTGATTTGCGTAATATTCAGATGCCGCTGCATCCTCACAGAAGGCATACCATGAATTAGACAAGGCCGATGCACCGCCACCAGTTAGATTACGGTAAGCCTTTAGGAAACCATTGTACTGATCTATAAGACCTTGAAACTTTTCTTTGTCGTCTTTAGAAATAGCAGTAACGTTGGGGTCATCAACCATTTTGGTCATTTCTTCAAGGGCTTTGTTGGCAACATTCTTTTTTGCCGCACCTGTAAATTGGTCGTACCAAATTGGGTTAGTGGTATCACCGTATGACTTAGCCATTGCAGCCAATTGCTTAAAACCATTGTAATTAAGTTCTGTTGTTGCTTTGGAAGAACCATCGGCAAGACGCATTATTACTTGCTTAGTAGCACCAGGTATGGCCATAATTTCAGGCTTTAGGAAATTGTAGTAATAATCATTACCAATTCCGTATAGTGCAGAACTTAGATATTCACTAGGTGCTTCACGACTACGAAGATTCATAGACAATTCTAACTGGTATGCCTGTGGTGAATAGTTTGAACTACGATTCACAAGCATTGCAGAACCATACGGGTAGTCTCGCACTGTTCCAGGGTTATTTGTTAACAAGTCAACAGCACTTTGGGTTTCAGGGAAATTAGAGTACGTTGACTTTGTGTGAGAAATAAGGTCAGTAATGTTGTCTGGAAACTTTTGAGCAAAGATGTCAGCCGCTTCAATTGTTGTGTACTTAGGTGTTCCATCTGGATTCTTTTCAGCAAGAATTTTGTCAAACTCAGGCTGCTTTGAGAACGTTGCATTAAGACTAAGCGCCAAAGGACTGAAGAAGTTAAGTACTGTTTTAACAAACGACATCATCATTGCGCCTTGCTTAGCACGGTCAAGGAACGCTTGGCGTTGTTCAGGGTTGTTAAGAATGTTACTTACGGCCTGGTCGGTAAGACCACGAACCATCATGTCACGCTGTGCTTGAGTCATGCCAGTGTAGTCATATTCTTTTTCTACAATCTTGCGTTGTTGAGCAAATAGGTTGTCTACGGCATTGTTAAGCATTTGATTTTCAGTTGACTGAATGGTTGAGTTAGGCATGTTAAACATACCTGCTCCTAATTCCAATACGTCTTGTAATGTTCCAGACGGCAATACATCTCGTGTCCAAGAAGAGTGTGAAGATGCTTTACCAAGGAATCCATTAATCCATTTTTGTGCAACTGGTGAGTGGTTAGCGGCTGTGTAGTCACGAATCCATTTGGCAGGGACAGTAATAAGCGGTCCCCATGGTGGGCGAATAAATTCACCAAGCATGTTTCCAAATCCCATCTGGTCACCTGTTGGAACAATAGATGTAACTGAACCGGCACTACCTGTCAGACCAAATGCCATTTTTCCAAAACCAGCAGCAGTGTTGAACAACGGGTTAAGCCCAGCAATATTACCTATAAATTCTGTACCAGGAATGTGAGTACCTGGGATTGCACTCTTATCAGATGTTGTCGAGATGTAGTCAGTAACAGCAAGGCATAACTTCATGTACTTTTCAACTGCACCTGGATCTGTTTTGGCCAAACGGAAAGCACGTCGCCATGCTTGGTTTTTAGCGAAGTAGAACGGAGCAACAACACGCATGTTTGTTTCAAACATCGTCTTATCTTTAGGGTTGTGGACAAAACGACTCATACGCATAAGAGCCTTGTTTTCTGCAATAATTTCTGCTTGTGCTTCGTGAAGCGTTCCGTTGTTAATCAATGGACGCAATATTTCCATTTCCCTGTGGTAATCACCAAGGTACACTGGCTTACGAACCAACCAGTTAACCATTGGTCCAAGAATCTTATCGTGACCTTGTTCAGAAACTCGGCTAATAACAGTCTTGGCAAATCCACCCAAACTACTAATGCCCTCTAGTCCACGTGCAGGAATGTCACGAGGTGCTGAATCACCCATGCGAGCAATCAATTCAGTCATTTCTTTTGGCCCTGGAACTGTACCTGAAACAACGTGGTCAAGAAGTTCTGTGTGAAGTACGTGTCCTTCAGAACCAGCAGTTCCAAAAAATGTACCCATGATGTTTTCTACAGCACGACGTGCGGCATCTTCTTTAGAAGCAAGACGGAACTTTTCGTCAGCAGACATACCAAGTGCTGATGGCATTGGCTTAAGAGCAGCAATCTTTTCAATTTGCTCAGCGCTAAACATCGCTTCTGATGTTTCGCCTTTCCAATTAGCAGTTGGTATTTTGCCTGTTTTTTCGTGGTAAGGCCATGATCCAAATTCAATGTCATACCTATGCTTGACACCATAACCATACTTTTCAACAATTTGTGTTGCAAGTTCGTGCTCTAATGCTGCACCAGCACCGCCACCTAAAGAACCAACGGTTTGAACATGAATTGAACCAGTCTCGTACCAAGACAAAGCACCAGTGATTTTACCTTCTGAATCTCTTGCTACTAAAAGATTAAGACCTTTATCACGATGAAGTTCAAAGGCAGCGTTAATAACACCTGCTCTACGTCCTTCAGACGTACCACTTTCAGGGTCCCATGTTTTTTTACTTGCTCGCCATTCTTGTTCAAATTGCTTAAGAGGAGCAAAATCTTTTTCTAATTTAGCCAAATCTGCTGGTGATGTTTTACCGCTTGAGAACGATTCAATTTTACCACCTGATCCATGGAACTTGTCAATTGAATCTTGAATGTAACGAAGGTCTGGTGACATTGACTGAAGTGCTTCTGCACGTCCGGTTTCAGCCTCACGTTGCACCTTAAGCAATTCACGGTCTTCCATACTCATTGAAGAAAGGTTTGGGTTGGCGTTGATGCCATCAAATTGACGCATGCGAGCGGCTTCTTCTGGTGTTAAATCATTAATAGCCTTACGCGCTGCTGGCAAAAGATTATCTGCAATGTCTTTGCGCCAAGTGTCGCTGCCTCGCGTACCCCAGAATTCATGTCCTTCAACAACAATTTTTTCGTGTAGTTCTTTTGCAACAGGAGCAAAAATCTTGTCGTTAGTAATCATGTTTGCCCACTCAGACAAAGCAGTTGAGTACCCACTTGTGTTTGGGTTTAAAACTCTCATGTCGTCAGTGCGAACTGCTTTTCCTTGAGATACTGTTCCTTCACCATTAATGGTAAATATGTCTTCCGTCTTTCCAGGCATGTCGGGCATAACGGTGTCGTTACCGTGAACCCCACCCTTCCATCCATCGTGGCGAAGGTGTAGTGATACAGCATCACCAATAAGACGGTCAGCCTTTTCAGGATTCATTGCTCTAAGGACACTGCTTTCCATGCCCATAATTGTTCCAGCAACTACGTCACGAAGAAGGCTTACTTGCTTGTCGCGAAGCCCACCCTCGGCAAGTGGAATACCGTTAAGTTCGTGCTTAGCAATAGATTTAGCCAGTGATTGTTCAAACAACTTAAATGGGCCTTGGCGGAAAGCGTTAAGGGCACCTTCTGACAAACTTACGTGCATTGCCCAACGGCCAGAAAGAAGCGCCAATGGTACGAATACAAGGCTTAGTGTTCTGTTAAGTCCGTCAACTACAACTTGAAAATTGCTTCTGTAGTTAGGGCGGTCTTTTTTAATTTCGTCAAGGTTGTTCTTAAAACGTTCCGCAATCTTTGTTTTAGCAACATCGCCAGGACCAAACATGCCTGCTTGTTCTCTTGCCCATAGCATTGCTTGTTCTTCTTTGACAATTTGTTCTGGGTTAAGAAGAAGGTTGGCAGACATCAGGTGATCGTTGTATGCGTGCAGTTGACCCTTTAGAGATTCAACGTGTTGTGGCGACAATGGCTTGGGTGCAGGAGTATCAAACTCCATTGCAGGGTTTGCCCTACGATGAGCAAGTTCTTCCATGGCGGCTTTGTGGTCTTCAATTTGCTGTGCAACATCTTTGTATTTAGTGTGAAGGGTGTTGTAGAAATTAGTAAATTCTTGACCTAAATCTGGAGTTGCATAGGTAGCGTTAGCAAGTTTGTCAATTTCTTCAACTGTTTTATCGTAAGATTTAATACCACGCTCACTAAGTACTTCGTAACCCTTAGAGTCCTTAAAACCTTTTGAACGGTACTTAGCAATTTCTTTACCATATTTGCTAACTTCATTTTTTAACAAACCGCGTTCTGTGGCAATAGAACGAATCTCGTTATCCCAAGCAGTGAAGTCGTGAATGTTTCGAGTGTCTGGGGTTACCTTGGTAATCTCATTACGAATTGTGCGAGACAGGTTTCTAATGTCTTTAGCAAGAGGCATCTTTAAGTGACCAAGTTGCTGAGTACCGTTTGCAGCGGTAAACTCTTTACCTTCTGCATCTACAAGTTTAGATAGTTCATAACCGTTAGGACCGGCAGTATAAACACGCTTTAACGCACCACCACCATCAAGACCAGTCATGCGTACAACTTCATCCCAAATGTGGTTTTCTACCATCTTTGATACTGAGTCAAGTTCTGTCTGTCTCATACCGGCAGTAGCATTACGCATTACAATGTTGTAAAGACAATTGCGGTAAGCGGTAACGTAATCTTCTGGTGTAGAGGTTGCGTACAAAGTGTCGCCCATTGCAACTACTTCTCGTTCTGGTACAAACGCACCGCGTGCCATGTCTTGAATAGCGGCAATAGCGTTGTAGTCACCAGGAACAATAGAATGGGTTTCCATGCGTTGCAAAACTTCGCTGTAGTACATTGGCGATTTACTTAACTGAGTAAAACACCAACGTCTAAAGATTGTGCGCCAACGAAGGTCAGCCTTTGCAGAGGCAATAAACATTGCGCTGTCCGGAGTTGCATCATAGCCACGTTCCTTGAACGCTTTGGTCCAACGCTTAAGTACAGGCATGTCTTCATTGAGAATTGCAGAAATAGCCATGTCGTCCATGACTTTGTTTGCATCAACAAGAACAGTCTTAATCTTGCCATACATGCCTAGCGTTGGAGCAACGTCGTGCACCATACCGTAGCCATCAGCAAGCATTGCGTGAACGTCAACCACATCGTTAAACGTTTTGGCTTTGTCAAGCAATTTAATAGCCTTATCTGAATACACACCACGGTAGGCACGAGCAATTTCAGAACCAGTGTGCGTTGCCATATATTGATACGAAGTAGCAACGTTGGCTAATCTTGATGTTGCATAGATATCGCCCGCGTTGTGGATACCAAGACCACGGAACCAAATACTTAGGCCACCCATCATTTGATTCAGTTTTCCAGCGGCACGTCCGTACGATTGGCCAAGTAGTGCATCGTTTTTAAATTGTGCACCAGTAATTCTGTTGCCCTTCATGTCAAACAATGATTTGCGTGTTGTCTCTAAGAAGTCAGCAAGACGTGGTGATAGACCTTCAAATGAACGTGCAGCGGCAAATACTTTACCAGCAGCACCTAGTGGGTCCGCTCCAAGGTACTTTGTGTAAATGTCAAAAAGACCTGATGTGGTGTCAAAGAAAGCACCTGTTGGATTCATGCCAAAGTATTCAAGTGTCTGGCGACCTAAATCTTTAGGTTTGCCATCCGAACCAATTACTACACCACCCTTGGTGTCTTCCCACAATTGATGGTGTTCTATTTTTGCTGTTTCTTGGTTAAGCAAGTAAAGAGCATTTAACTTGACATCTGTCATTGGCTTGCCAGCCATCTTTGCAAGTCTTGCAATACCGCCCAAAGGAGTAGAAACTTTGTCCGCTATGTTTGCAACAGGACCTCGTGGCCCTTCCATTTTTGCTTGTCGTTCTAATTCTTTAACTTTTGGAGATGCGTCAATTAACTTTTTCTGTTCAACAGTTAGTTTTTCACCCTTGGCTAATGCTTGTTCCGCTTCGGACATTGCAGACAAGTACTCGCTTGTTCCTGTTTCGCCAGCAATACCAGGTGCTAAGAATCCATCACTTGCGTACATAGCGGCGATGCTTGGAAGCATGTGACCCAGAGCGTATGCCCATCCTTTTTGATTGGCAAGAGATTCGTAGTATGCCATAGTGTGAGCCATCAGTTGATAGCCATTTTGGTCACTAAATGGGTTAATTAAATTAATAGGCGCTTGTGCAAAATTGTTAACTGTTCGCCAAGCATCTTTGTATCCGTTAATACCTTGTGCACCAGCAAGTTCTGCAAGAGTTGTATCAACCCTATTAAGAACATTGCTACTTACTTTTCCAAGTCCGACAACGGCATCGGCAGCACCTTTAGCGCCGCTTACGTCTGCATTAATTATTTTTTGTCCAACGTCACCTTGTGTCCAAAAATTAACGTATTTCATTACTGGACGAGCAAAAGCGTTTTTCCAGTTTTCTCCACTTGTAAGTGAATCCCAAATAGTGTTACCAACAGAAGTAATGCCGTGCCAAATTTGATGGCCTAGGTTGCTGCCATTGGCTTGTTCGTAAATGTGCTTTGTTCCTTCGTTGTATAACGAAAGGTATTTTAACGCCTGAGTAATAGTGTGAGGATCTTGTCTCAACGAAGTAGCAAGACCATACACCTGAGCAGGGTTGTTCATTGCATTAGGGTTATTCTTGTAATACGCTAAAATTCTTGCTTGCTGGTCAGCGTTTTCACCAGAGTAGCCTTTGATGGCTCCTTGGAGGTTAGTTTCAATTAAACCAGCAATGCCTTGTGTATTAGGCTTGCCAAGTATTTCTGTAGTATTAATCGAAGGCATTAGAGTCCAAAGGCTCTAGCAGTGGCGGCCAATTCGTATGTACCTGAATTTGCGTTAGGGTCACGCAAAAGATTTTGTAATGCGTTTGAAATTGTATTACGTGGCATACCTATGGCTTCTGGACCTGCGCCTGGGCCTGAAGGTAGACCTGCTTGTACTGGTTCCATTGGTCGTTCTGTTGCACCAAGAAAGTTCATAGAACCTGGTGTTGGAACATTGCCACTTGGGATTGGCATGCTTGGTGCTGGCTGTGCAACTGGTGAAGCACCCATTGGCACTGCGGCTTGTGCAGCCTTTTGCGCTGCGGCTTTGCCATACTCTTGATTTGGTACTGTACTCATTGGCATGTTCAGATCTGTACGGTTTCCGTATGCTTGACCTGGTGTACCTTGGCGTGAACCGCCCTTACCTGTTCTTGGCATGTATTACACTCCTGCTGGTGCTGGTGCTGGTGCTTGTGCTACTGGTCCGCCTGGTGCCCCACCTGGTGCTCCGCCCCCACCTAATGCACCAAGAAGTGCTGATAGGTCTGGCTTACCCTGTGGTGCTGGTGCTCCGCCTTGCATTGGGTTTTCTGGGGACAAACCCATTCCTGGTTGTGCCTCTGGTCCTGGTGCTTGGCCTTGCTGCTGTTGCTGCATTGCTTGAGCCTTTTGTGCTTGCTCGGCTTGCATTTCTTCGTGAATCTTTGCAACTGCATCTTCGAGCGATACGTGACGTTGTGCTTTCATCTTTGCAATTCTAGCAATGATAGATGGGTCAAGTGAACCCTGAGCGGCTTGTTGTTCAAGACCGGTTAGGAGTGCTTTGCGTAATCCTTCAATCTCAACACGGTCTGCTTCTAATGTAGGGTCTTCAATTGCAGGGTCCATAGTACGAGCAGTTTCGTTAGACATGATTCCCATACCAACACGTTGACCAATTGAAACAATCATGGCATTAATGTCTGAGCCAGGCATCGGGTACTTAACGTAACTAAAGTGTGTTTCAAATGTTTCGTTTGGTGTGTAGTCTTCGCTAACAACTTTGCCATCGCCACCCATAAAGAACATACTTGGCTTGTTTCCGTAGTATGACTTCATGATCTGAACTGCACGCATGTTCTCCAGTTCCATTGACTGTGAGAAGATTTCCTGGTATTCCTGGAGTGGCATGTCAACTGCACTAGACAGGACTGAAGCCCCACGTCGGGCGGTGCGAATGTTAGAGCCAGACTCGCCCCCAAATTCGGCAGGAATACCAGCCGTAAGTCGCTGTGCTCGCTCAAGGCGGTCCAGCGCCATCGGTGTATCTTGTGTTTGCTGTGGGTGGACAATCTGAATCTGTCCTTTGTCCAAAATACCTCGGATACCCATCTTGCCGTCAGCCTCTTGAACAATACGTGGGCTGGTCGGAGCGTTAGCAGGAGATACAACCCATTCGTCTGGGAATACGTTGCGGAATACTGCAATTGTGTTTAGTGCGTCTAGTTTTGCTTCGCGCTGGTACATACCAAGCATTTGGTCAAATTGACCTTGTAGACGGTCAAGCGTAATACGTCCAGCGATAACTACTGGACAAACTTCTGCACGGTTAGGGATACGCTCAAGGATAATGTGTGTAGCAACACCCTTTCCTGTTTCCTGTGTAAAACCTTGGTTCTTTTGTTTTTCAGCACCAACGGCTACAAGAACAGTCTCAGCAGCATCTAGGTACTCAAGAATCTCAAACATGTCTGTGTCAGTTTTGTCACCCTTGTACAAGACAGAAGTCTGTTGTGGGTAATGCATTTTCATCCAGCCAAGAGGACGACGGTCTGCAAAAATGCAATCCTGTGGTTCCATGTTGTCTGGGTCAATCATTGGCGATGAGTAAGTGGCCAATGGGTTGCGTACGCGCCAGTGTGGAATCTTGCGGTTGTCTGATGGATCAAGAGAAACTGGAGAAAGAGATACAGCACTCATACCGTAAGCAGTAAGGTGACGTGCGCGGCGGCGCAACTTGGTTCCCATACGGTTCATATCCCACCAACCAATGTTGGCTAGGCGACGGTCACGAGAACGGTTTTCTGAAGATTGAATTCCTGGGCGAAGTGCAGGGTACTGAATGTCTGGTAGCACTGATGCCACTCGCATAGCGAACGCATCAATACCTTGAGCAATCAAGTTAGGAATTGCTGGCTTCTCTGCTTCGTCTAACTCAGGCAATGGAACAATTACGTCACCGTTGTAGTGGTCACGTATCTCCTGCATGCGTCTAAATTGTCCACTGCGGTGAGAGCGTCGCTCTTGGTACATTTGAACAATCTGACCTGCGGCCTTATCGTTATCCAAAGAAACAGGCATTAATTACCTCAAATTCGCTAATTGAGTACTTCGTACCCATTTGGGTCGCCAGGCTTGTACGGACTTCGTTTGAGGCACGTAAATGTTTGGAAGGTTCCATTCAAAGAACCATTCCGCCATTACACAGTCATCCGTACGTCCATGAGGGTATCTGGTCACTTCATCAATTAATTTCATTGACCGAATTTTACCTTCACCCTTACCCATCAATCTTACACGACCAAACTTCCAATGTTGAGAAATTGTCGTAACACCGTATTCAGCATCAGATTTATTGCTGGTGGTGTTGTGAGGAATAATCTCAACCCCTCGCAGTTGCCTCCATCGTTTGAAATGGTCATACTGCAACATAAACCGCTGGGCTGCATTTTGTTCCACAACCCATACCTGGATTGGAAATCCTAAAGAAACTGACAATCGTTGCCAGTCTTCCATAACCCCAGTAAATTCCCCTTGGTTGTAGTTATACTCTAAGAACTGCGGGGCTTCCATCTTGGCTCTAATGAGGTCGAGCAAGAAACGTTGCTCTGAATCTTTGTGGTAAAGCCAGCACTGGATAGACCAGTAGTTTGTTGGAGATGGGTCGGCTGTAGCCACCACGATGCAATCTGAGGGATTAAGCCCTGGTGGAATCTCCCACCTGTCACGGTCTTTGTCAATGCACCCTGGGCTGTTTCCATGCCCAAACACCCATTCGTTTCTGACCAATACTTCATCTAACGCCAGGTCTTCCTGCTGGTATACAACAGCAAAGCGTTCTCCTCGGTTGGACATAAGGTTAGAAATGTCTCGCCATCCAAGACGGCGCGGGTCCAAGAGACACCCTTCGGGGTAAGCAGCAGCCGAACGCTTATGATTATCCTTTGAACACTTTTCTTCATAATGAGCCTTGTATTTTAGGTGTTTGTATTTTTTGTCACGTCGAAGCAATGCTGCTTCTTCTTCTGTTAATTCATCTATGGATTCTTCGGCTTCCTCATCAAGAGGCTGCACCATTTCTAAAGCGAAGCGGTAAAGATCATCAGGAGCCAGGCGCTGACCAATAAGAGCAAGCATACCTGCTGGTTCAAGTCGAGTCTCTGCAACGTCTTGGTACCAGTCTTCCATTGCTTCTCGCATTTCTGAAGAACGAACTTTGCGAGGGTCCACAAGGTCGTCCCAGAAACAGCCATCGAAGCGTCCTCCGATGAAACCACTATCCATACCGTAGGCACTTAGAGTTGGCTCCTTTTCACTAATGGCACCAGACTCCTCTGGCTGCATAACAATAAACGCTTCGTTAGTCCACAGTTCTTTTTCCAACGGCTTAAAGCGACCAAAGTCGTGAGCCATTGTCGTAATAGCATCAAGTGCTTGTCCACGTGCTTTAAGCATCTCATCTGCTTGTTCTGGAATAACACGTTCTAGTGATCTACGCACACGCATCAAGTTTCGTTTGGCTAGGCTCATAGTCGCACTACCAGTCAAAAGACGAGTAGAACGATTACGGCAAATGACCCAACACGTAATGTCATGTAGCAATGTGGTTTTACCAGAACCAGGTGGCATGTTCATAACCACGTATTCTTTGTCTGGCGACTCAAGTAATTCTACTAAAGCAATACCGGCTTCTTCTTGCCATGGCGTAGACACACGGCCAAAGTAACGTTCACGAAAATAACCAAAATCTTCTAGTGCTAACTTGGCTTCGTCTGACAATCTGTCATACGGTATCGGCCCAGAGAGTTTGGCTTCTTTCTTTAATTCTCGGTAGTTGCTGGCAGAACTATCAATGCCTTCATCGGCACGTAGATTTTGAGCAGCCTTTTCTACACGGTAGGCAGTAGCCTCTGAGAACTTAGCCTTGCGAGCACTTTCGGCAATAGAGAACCCCGCCGTGCGTGCCTCAAAGTACTTCTTACGTTGTACTGGTGTTACTGCCATTTATGAGTTCAATGCGTCAGCAATCAAACCACGCACTCTGTATCCAGGTACGTTTGAATCACCAATGGTAAAGATGCCGCCGAGTCCATCGTTGTAGTCTTTAACTGCAACTACTAAAACGTAATCTTCTACGACGGGCATCTCCCATGGTGCATCACTTGGTAGTTCCTCGTTTATGCGGTTGAGAAACTTGGGGAGGTTTTCATCGAGCCACTCTTTAAGTGACTTTTCAATAATCTCCCCATGTGACATTAGGCTGTTGGTGTTGTTGTGTCAGCCTTGATTGATTCCGCTGCCTGTGTAGCAAGGTGACTTGCAAGCAACAAGTTGCCTTCAAGATTGTTCTTGCGTACAAAGTGGAGGGCCTGAACAAATGTAGATGCCAAAATGCACAGCGATGCTACAAGTCCTTCAACTCCTACAGGGATCTTAAATCCTGGGTGAACAACTGCTAGTACTGCTCCTGCTCCTGTAAGGAGTGAGGTGATGTGTGGTGCGTATGTTTTCTTCATGCTTTAATCATAGCATGAGAAATCCCCCCAGTTATGCAACCAGGGGGATTCTCGGAAGGAGGGTGAAAAAGTAGCCTGTCCGAACTACTCTTTTATCTTAGCATACATCTATGGCGCAAGTCAAAAAAAATTTTAAAATTCGCACCAAGGTGCAAAGCCTGGACTAGCGCTGGGACTCTACCCATGCTTGCCAGTCCTGGCCGTTAACGGTGATTGTTATACCCCTTCGTCGGCGGCGTACCCTGCGTCTGTACTTGGGATTAAAAAGCCAAGTAGAGGGGTCGGTGTTGTCTTGGCGGCGGCGGCGTAGGAAATTCAAGTCCGCTTAGATTTGAGTTTAGCCTTGATGGCTTCAAACTTGATCTTGGGGTTGGCATACTTACGGTTGGCCGCTTGTATGTCTTTTGACTCATGCTTGTTAAATGGTTGGCCGCAGCCACAGGTAGAACACATACACCAAGCATACACATAGTAGACACCAGGGTGCGTAACATGTTGCGCAAAGTGTGGTATCCTGTATGTACTACCGATGAGAGTAGTCGTGGGTGCAAGTCCCCCCGGAGTGTGAGTCTTACTGCCATGCATGTAAATGCCCTGTACGTAAGATACTCGCCGGAGTTAGCCGGTTAGAGCGGTATTCGGTCGAACACGCACCATAAGCCATTGGTGAAATGTCCAAGTACTTCTAAACGCATCGGACAAGCCTCGTGTTCATGACGGGTGGATGTCCCATTTAAGATACTTAAGTCTTTCTTTTTTGGTTTGGTGATGCGGGGATACCTGTAAGCAAAGCCTGAGTATTAAAGATAGTGCTTTTAAGGGGGATTAAGAAAGAATAATGAGGGTTCTCACCTGATCGGTTTGAAAAGTTTTTTGTTCGATTTCTCTCCGCGAAATCTAACGTGCTTTTTTACAGCATATGTACCAAAACCCTTATAAACACTGGTGATGAGAATGACAGTTCACCGTTTTTGAGATACACTTTTACGCAGAGGCACCCCCCTCGGCACACATCCGGTCAAATACGAACACTTGTTCGCCTACTTACTCGTCAGTATTGGTACCTATACGCACGAATAAGGGATGCTGAGGGATGGGCTTATCTCTCACGTCACCACTGAACCAGCATGCCGAAGATCAAAATCTAGGCACCACTGAGGCCGCACCAGCAGCACCACCACATGACCACCAGCACCACACATCGAGCACCGAGCAATCATCGGGCCACTGTCACCAGCCGCGCTACAAGGCACCTAGAGCCGCCGCACCAGCCATCCGGACTGAACTACGAGCACTAAAAAACCGGCCCGAAGGCCGGCTCTTTAGCGTGTCTAATGGGTAGTGAATTAATCGGGCAGGATGTAGTGCACCTCCCCATCCTTGGTCATGCATAGATAGCCGCAGCCTGAAGCCTCAGCGTCAAAATGAATAACGAACGAGCCCTCGGAGTCAATCTGAACCATGAGCAACTGACAATGCTGAGCACGTAAAACCTTATTTACACGGTCGAGTTCACTCATCACATGCCACCACTACGAGAGCCAGTGCCACCGTGACCACGAGCCACACGATGCACGCGAACGGGTCGGACTGGTGAGGCATCGACCAATGCACCGTGACCGCGTAGTGAACCTTTAACGCGACCACGTAGCCCGTGACCACACTCAGCACCAAGCCGCACCACGTGCGCACTGAGTAGCCATCGTTCGCCCTCATTGCATCACCTCCGCGCCTGAGTAGTCGCACTGGCAATCCCATGAACCGAGCCAGCACTCTTGGCACGTGCCGCACGCATCGCACCACTCATCACTAACCAGCGCATCGCAGTCAGCATCGACACATGCACGCATCATCGACACATCGACCGGCTCAAATGTTTCGTAGTCATCGAGTGCACCAAACGTTGAGTAAGCACCCATGATTCGATAAGAGGCCGGCTGAGTGTAAGAGCGATTCGAGAACCACACATCGCCGCGCCAATGTCCGAGCGATTCACCGAGAATCGTCACGGGCTCATGGTCATCTTCAGCACTGAGAATCACGCACTTAGAACCTGAACCCGACACGAACCCATCGAGCACATCGAACCCAACCTCAGTGCCGAGCACGCGAGCACCACCGAGCGCGGAAATGTAATCCTCCGAAAACACTCTAGAGT